TCCGGGGCGTGCAGTGGACTTCGGTTCTTGACGGTCGCACCTCGCTTGTGTGCGCTGCTCGGGATGGCAAAGAGTACCCAATGAATGAGGGGCCACGGCCGCCCGCTCATCCCAATTGCCGTTCGCAGATCACGGCGGTCCTTGACGGCTTTCCGGCGCCAGACCGCACGACCTATGAAGACTGGCTGAAACGCCAGCCAAAAGAGTTTCAGGACGAAGTGCTCGGGCCGACACGGGCCAAGGCGTGGCGCGCGGGCGCGATCCCGCTAGGCCGCTTTGTGGACCGCAAAGGCCGGGCGTGGTCGCTTGATGAATTGCGCCGCCGCGAGGGGCTTGATATTTAGGGTGCATGGCTGATTTGCCGCCCCACCTTCGCGTCGTGAAGAATGAAGAGCCGGAGACCCCAACGGGTCACGGCCTGCTGACCTGCAATGTCTGCCGGGCGGATACCGGCGTTGCGGGGACCAGCTTTATCGAGATCAAGCGCATGCCGCTGCTTAAAGGCTCCCGCGTTGTGGGTGGCCAGAAGGGCCTCGCATGCCTCGATTGCCTCTCACGGGGCAAGGTGACGCTTTTGTAAGCGCGCCGACCTAGCGCCGGGCGATGCCTGGCAGAATGAAGCAAGCGGCTCAGGGCCGCTTTTTTTATGGCGAGGCCATCCCGACATGACCGATCAACCGAACGACGCCGGCAACGGCGGCGATGACGAAGCTGTGGCCAAAGCCACCGCAGGACTGAAAGCCAAAAATGATGAGCTGCTGGGCAAGCTGAAAGCCCAGAAAGACGAGCTTTCCACGCTGAAAGCCCAGTTCGACGAGATTCAGGCCGCGCGGGAAACCGCCGAGGCTGAAAAGGCCGAAAAAGAGGGCGACTTTGCAAAGCTGCGCGAACAGCTCGAGGCGCGCCACGCGAAAGACATTGAGAAGCTGACCGCATCTCTGGAAGCCGAGAAGGGCGTAAACCACAAGCTGCTGGTGGAAAACGGCCTGAGCGCTGCGTTGACCAAGGCCAACGTCAAGCCGGAATACATGGATGCGGCCAAGGCGCTGCTGCAGACGCAATCGAAAATTGAGCTTTCCGACTTCGACGGCCAGCGCGCCGCCGTGGTCGATGGGAAACCCCTGGCCGAGTTCGTCACCGGATGGGCGCAGGGCGATACGGGCAAGCACTTTGTTGCCGCCCCTGCAAATTCCGGTGGCAACGCCCAAGGGGCGCTTGGGGCTGATGGCTCCGGCAAGACGATCACCCGCAGCGCGTTCGATGGCCTTGGCCATGCTGAGCGCGCCGCAAAGGTGAAAGACGGCTTCAAAGTCGTCGATGAAGCCTGACCCGGCAAGGCCGGTCGCCAGCTTCTCATCCTCCTACGCCATCAGCTTGAAAGGCAATTATCATGGCAAACGTTCTCACTGATCTGGCGGCCGACATCTACAAGGCCGCCGATGTTGTCGGCCGCGAACTGGTCGGCTTCATTCCCGCCGCGACCATCAACGCCGACGGCTCTGAGCAGGCCGCGTTGAATGACACGGTTCGCTCGCACGCCACGCGCGCCGCGACCATCAACAATGTCGCCCCGTCCATGACCATCCCGGAAGGCGATGACCAGACGGTCGATAACAAGACCCTGACGCTGGACACGGCCAAGGCTGCGGAAATCCCGTGGACCGGCGAAGACATTCGCCACGTCAACAACGGCTCTGGCTATGAGACCATCTATGGCGACCAGATCGCCCAGGCGATGCGTGCTCTGTCCAACCTGATCGAGGCCGACCTCGCCACCGAAGCCTATCAGAACGCCTCACGCGCTGTTGGCACTGCTGGCACCACGCCCTTCGCGTCCAACTTCAACACGGTTGCCGAGGTTCGCCAGATCCTGGCTGACAACGGTTGCCCGATGAATGACCGGCAGATTTCGCTGGTCATGGACACGTCCGCTTCGACCAAGCTGCGCAATCTCGCTCAGCTCCAGAAAGCGAACGAGGCCGGTTCGGACAACCTGCTTCGCCAGGGCGTTCTGCTCGATCTGCAGGGTCTGGCCATGCGTGAATCCGCGCAGGTCCAGAGCCACACTATCGGGACTGGCGCCTCTTACTTGATCGACCTGGTGGCTGGCTATTCGGCCGGCGACAAGACGATCCACGTTGACACCGGGGCTGGCACGTTTGTTGCCGGTGATGTCATCACGGTTGCTGACGATCCGTTTGGCGGCAAGTACGTGATCGGCACTGGCTTTGCCGGTGACGGCGACGGCGACGTGGTTCTGAACGCGGCCCTGATCAAGGATGCGGCGTTTGTGAACAACAAGGCCGTGACTATTGGCGCCGCCTATACCGGCAACGTCGCTTTCCACCGCTCGGCTCTGGAGCTTGCCATGCGCGCCCCGGCCAACCCGGTCGGCGGTGACGCTGCTGTCGACATGATGGTGGTGCAAGATCCGCACTCCGGTCTGGTCTTTGAGGTGTCCGTCTACAAGGGCTACAAGAAGTCCATGATCTCGGTCGGCGCCGTGTGGGGCACCAAAGCCTGGAAGCCGGAACACATCGGCCTTCTGCTCGGCTAACCCACGTTTGAAGCCGGGGGCGGGTTTCGGCTCGCCCCCGTTTCTATGAGGTCTACCACATGGCACTTGTGACCGAAGACGGCACCGGCCTTGCGTCGGCTGAATCATATCTGTCCGTCGCGGATGCGGACACCTACTGGTCGAACCGGGCTGACACGACCTGGAGCGCTGCCACGGACCCGGCCAAGGAAGCCGCGCTGCGCAAGGCCACTGAATATCTTGACGCGACTTTCCGCTGGGTGGGTGTCATTTCATCTGCCACGCAGGCGCTCGGCTGGCCCCGATCTGGCGCCTATGACCACGAGGACCGGCAGCTCGATAACCGCGTGCCGAGCCTCTTGGAGAACGCGACCGCTGAGCTTGCGCGGGAGGCCCTGTCTGCTGATCTGCTCGTCACTGTCTCGCGCAATGACCGGGCCAGCCGGGTCAAAGCCGGTTCAGTCGAGGTCGAGTTCGAGGCCGGTTTTTCTGTTCAGAAGGCATTCGACCGCGCTGAGCGCATGCTTACTCCGATTGTGACGGCTCGCGTCGGCGCATCCGCTATTGCGCTGGTGAAGTCCTAATGGCGCTTCTCGATGATATTGCCGGCATCGTCTACAGCGCCGCCAATGGCGTCGGCGGGACGACTTGGGACATCACCCTCAAGAAGCGCGGCGCGGCGACTGTTGACGCCTATGGCGGCTATACGCAAGCCACGACGGACACGACCGGGCGCGGCTTCATTGAAGACTACGCGGCGACCGCCCGGCAGATGGGCGGCATCCCGATCACTGACCGCAAAATCACGCTTTTCACCGCGTCCCTGTCGGCTGACCCAGAGGTTGGCGACACCGAGACAGCGGAAGGCACCGATTACGAAATTATCACGGTCCAGCGCGACCCCGCGGCTGCGACATGGGTCTGTCAGGCCCGCTAATTCAAGGACAGATTCAATGGCTATCACGTCCAGTTTTGCAAACCTGGCGACCGTCAGCCGCGCGTCTAAAAAGACCGATGCGGGCGGCTGGGATTTTACCAATGCCAGCGCGGTTGGCACGCTGACTGAATACGCCTCCGGCGCTGCGGCGATCCACCCTACGGCGGGCGTTCTGATCGAGCGCACCGGCACGACTAACGAAATTCGCAACCCTCGTGGCGAGGGTGCGGTCGTGGGAACAATTGGTTCAGGTGGTTCGCTGCCGACCAACTGGACTTCGTTTCTGCAAGGCTCTTCCACCGTCACCTATACAATTGAAGGAAGCGGGGTTGAAAACGACTGGCCGTATGTGGACTTCGGATACAGCGGCACCGCAAATAGCAAGGTCGCGGAAATTCGCTTTGAAAGCACAACGCAAACGGCAGCGGCGAGTGGCGAAACTTGGACGAGTTCGGTGGGGATGCGGCTCGTTAGCGGCGACCTTACCGGAGTGTCACAAATCAGAAGCCGGGTTGTGGCTTTTCTGTCGGGAGCCACGGCGCAAGAGCTGGGGACCGATTCGCTCTTTTCGGCATCGCTGGACAGCTCTCACCGCCGGTTCGCAGATACTGCCACCATTTCCAATACATGCAATGCGATCACAACGGGCTTTCGCGTTGACTTTGCGGCGTCCGGGGCGGTGAGTTTTGTTCTTCGTGTCTACCTGCCGCAGTGCGAAAACAAAGCATATCCCACAAGCCCGGTCAGGCCTGTCGAGGCAAGCCCTGCTGTGTCAACGCGCGCTGATGACGTGATCAGTATTGCTGGTGGCGCCTGGGAAAATGACGGGGAAAACAGCTTTTACGCGAAGATCAAGCCGGTGCAGTATTTTAGCGGCGCCTTGGTTTCCAGTGGCGCTGATAACAACAACCGGATCACTGTAAGTCTTTCCGGCTCTGATGAGCTCGCAGCTTTTGTCAATTTTGGCGGCGTGACCCAATGGAGCGCAGCCTCCACAGACGCAAGTTTGGCACTCGGCACAGCATTCAGCTTTGCTCTTGGCGCTGACACCAATAACGGCGCGTTGTCAGTGAGCGGCGCAACGCAAATCACTGACGCCTCCATGACCCTACCGACTTTGGCGAGCGGTATTGTTTTTGGGCAAGCGCCTGCTGGCGGATCGCCTGCTCAATTCTATCTGCAGGATTTCCGCTACTTGCCGCGCCGTGTGTCAAACGCAGAGCTAGAAGCCTTGGTAGGTAACTGATCATGACTGGCTATTTCTACGCCTTTGAAGACGCCGCCACATGCGGGCAGGAATTGCCCGATGTCTGGAATGGTGACGAGCTCACGGCAGGCGCCTTTCTGCGCTCCGAGCGCGGTGTATGGCTGACACAGCCGGTTATGAGCGACCCGGACCCGGATACAGGAGAGCAGACAGTCGAAACCCCGGGCACGCGCTCAGCGCCGTTTGTGATCCTCTTGCCGGTCGAATACCCGGACGCGGCGGCCTATCGGATCACCCCCGAAGGCGAGCAAGGGTTCATGTGATGCCCGGCGCTCGTATCACGGGTGTTGCAGAGCTCAGGATCGAGCTGGAGAAGGTCAGCCAGCGTTTCCAGCGCAAGGTCATTCAAGAGGCCTCACACGTTGCCGCTTTGGATCTTGAACGCCACATTGTCACGGCGCTCAATCAAGGCCCGGCCACCGGGCGGCTTCGCGCCAACGGTGCCTCCCGCGCTTCGGCGCCGGGCGAATACCCGATGACAGATATGGGCGTTCTTGCCTCTTCCATTTCGACCGATCGCCGCAAAGAAGGCGCGGACGTGGTGGCGCGCGCACCCTATGCCGAGCGGCTGGAGTTCAAAGACCCGGCCCGCGGCGGGCGCCCCTTCATGCGCCGCGGCCTGCAGGAAAACGAGGGGCGCATTCATCAGATTGTCCTCTGGGCAGCTCGCCGTATTCTTCAAAGGCCCTAGTCATGCTCTCAGGATTGCCACTACTGGAAACCGTCAGGGCAGCTTTGACGGGCGACGGCCTGCTGGCCGGATTCATGGGCGGGACAGCAAATGTCTTCACCCTTGATGCTCCCGACAATCAAAGCCTGCCCTACGTCACCTTGTCATTCGTGAGCGCGACCGATTGGAGCGCTGCGGACTTTGACGGCGATGAGATCCAGTTTCAGGTTGCGGCCCATTTCGAGCGTGGCAAGTCTGGATCTGCAACGGGCGCGCTGGACGTGTCCAAGGCTATCGAGCGCATTCGTGATGTGCTCACCCATCGCGACGGCTTTGACCTGAACGCCAGCCCGGCGGAAGGCGAAACTGTCTCACTTGATTTTCTGACAGGCCCCATGCGGGTCGCACCGGCTGCGGACAAGCGGCTGGTGTCCTGTCGCTATGTCTCGGCCGCCATCATTCCTGGGCTAAATGATGATCCGGCGGGCGGTGTCGTGCTTGGCAAAGCGCGGGGCCAATCCATCAGCGGTGTCGTGACGTTCCGCGCTCTCATCAGCCCTTCCAACTAGGAGCTTAAATCATGGCCGCTCAAAAAGGTCTCGCTTACCTTCTCAAGATCGATATTTCTTCGACCTTCACCACCATTGCTGGCATGCGCTCGCTGGAAATGCGCATGAACCGCATGCCGGTTGATGTCACCAATGCAGACAGCTCGGGCTTTGCTCGCGAACTGCTTTCGACCGCCGGCAAGAAAACTCTGGACGTGTCTTTTTCCGGCATCTTCACCGACGCAGCCGCCGATGCCGCCCTGCAGACCGATTTCGAGGCTGGCACGCTGCGCGACTTCCAGATCCTCATTCCCGATTTCGGCACCTATGAAGGCGGTTTCATCATCACCGATCTTTCGCACAGCGGCGCCTATGAGGGCGGCGGCGAGTTCTCGATCTCGCTGCAGTCCGGTGACGCCTGGGCCTTCTCGGCGGCATAGGGGCAATAGATGGCCAATAAGGCACGCGGCGAAGTGCGGGTCGAGATCGGCGGCGAGGCGTTTGTCTTCGTCGCCAATCTTGGCGCGCTCGCAGACATTGAAGACACCCTCGACAAGCCCTTTCCAGAAATTGCGGCCGGCATGCAGTCCGGTTCGGTCTCTGTGCGGGTTCTGCTGGCTTGCGCTGAGGCGTTCGCCAAGGCGGGTGGGGCGTCTGATCTCTCCGCACTTCGCAATTGCAATGACCTGGGCGGTCTTGCCACGGCGGTTGGGGCTTGTGTCTCGGCGGCATTTGCCGGCGAGGACAAACCGGGAAACGGCGACGGGGCGAAGACCTAGACGCCATCCCTTGGCGCGGCTGGATCGCGCTTGGAATTGGCAAGATGGGCCTTCGCCCGGCCGACTTCTGGGCTATGAGCGTTGTCGAATGGATCGCGGCGGCTGAGGGCTTTGCCGAGTTTCACGGGGGCGCAAAGCCCGATCTCCCTACGATGGAAGAAATCGAAGCGGCCATCGCATGGGATGAGGCGCGGCAAAAGGGTTAAGCAATGGTCAGCGCGGGCGAAGTCAAAGTCCACATTACCGGCGATATGCGTGACCTTGATGTCGCGCTTCGTCAGGCTCAAGCGGCAACCGGCCGGGCAACTGATCGCATGGGCGCGGACTTTGCGGCCTTGGGTCGCCGGTTTGCCCAGATCGGCGCTATCATGGCCGCTGCGGTTGCGGCCGGCGTCGGTTTGGCGGTTCGCGAGGCTGCGGGCGCTGAGGAAATCCGGTCCAAGTTCGACGCGGTTTTTCGTGACAGCGCGGACGGGGTGCGCGAATGGGCGCAGACCACCGCTGACGCGGTATCTCGCTCCTCGATTGCCTTCGAGCAATACCTTTCGACCTTCCAAGACACCTTTGTTCCGCTCGGCTTTGCCCGGGCTGAGGCTGCGCAATTCTCGCAGACGCTGACCCAGCTTGCGGTCGATCTGGCCAGCTTCAACAATGAAAGCGAGCCCGAGACCGTTCGCGCGCTGCAATCGGCGCTGGTCGGCAACCATGAGACCGTGCGCCGCTATGGCGTGATTATCAATCAGGCTGCGCTGGAAGCCGAGCTTCTTAATATGGGCATTCGGGGCGGCACAGACGCCGCCACTGCGCAGCAGATGGCAATGGCCCGCCTGAATATCATCATGGCGGGAACGTCAGACGCCCAAGGTGATGCCGCGCGCACCGCGGACAGCGCCACGAATCAATATCGCGCCCTGCAAGCGGAATTGCGCGATGCCGCAGTGGCTATCGGTGACAGCTTTATGCCCGCCGCCCGCGTTATGATGCAGTGGGCAATAGACATTGTGCCGCATCTTGAACGCGTGGGTGTGTTCCTCGGCAATATGTTCGACACGTTCGGTCGCACCTTTGCTGAGGACCAGTTCAACCCGGAGACGGCCGGGGCTATCGAGGCTGAAATCACCGCCATCGAGCAAGCGCTGGAAAGCTACTGGGATACCATCGAGCGCAATGAGCGCCGCGGGGCGCAAAGCTTAGGCTCGCTTACTTCATTCCTTGGAGCGGACTTCCTGGATGGGTTGAGCGAAAGCTTTCCACAGGCAAACGGAAGCGCAGATACTGGCAGCATCGGCGCACAGCTCACAATCGTCGGCGCCCTCGGCGACCGCCTTGCCGAGCTTCGGGAGCAGCTTGATGGCCTGACAGAGACCCAAAACAATAACACCGGCTCGACTGATGCAAACACTGCATCCCGCGCCGCCGCGACCGCCGAACTTAATGAATATCTCAATGGACTGTCCCGCACGGTCGAGGCTGAGCGCCGCCAACTGGCCGAGCAGACCGCCCTGCAGAACAAAATCAAGCAGGACGCACCAGCGCGCCGGGCGCGCGAGGCCATGGAAGAGGCAGCGCAAGCCTTCTCCCGGTTTACAATCGACAGCGAGCGCGCGGCCTATTCCGTCACCGAAGCTATAGGATCGGCCTTCGACAATATGGCCCGCGGCATCAAGGTGACGTTTAATGACCTGGCCAGCGAGATCATGTCGATCATGGCCCGCATCGCGTTTAACAACCTGATAGCCCAGCCCATCGCCAATTTCACGCAGGGCCTGTTTGACGGAGCGCTTGGCGGGGCTATCGGGACGGCCAGCGCTGGCGGGCTGACCAGCGCGGCGACCAAATCGGCTTCGCAGGCCGTGGCGCCCACCATCATCAATATCGACGCCAAATATGCGACCGAGGGCACCGCCCAGATGATCGCCCGCGCCTTCCAGCAGAACGCTCCGGCTTTGGTGCAACAATCGGTCTCAGCTTCGGTTGAAGCCGTCACGCAGCAGTCAGGCATGAGGAGCGCGATTTAATGGTTGCCAGCCTTCCAACCGCGCCCGGCCCGCGCCGTGTCAATATCCGCCTCGCAGCCAATAGCGCAAGCCATGTCAGCCCAATCACCGGGGCCACGCAGACCAGCGCGCGCTTCGGGGCAACGTGGATGCTCGATATTGAGCTTCCGCCCCTGTCCCGGCGGCAGGCCGGCGAGTGGCTTTCTGTGCTCACCGAGGCCAATGGCGTCTCCGGTTCAATCTATGCCGGCCCACACTGCCCGCGCCCGGTCGATTACTATGACGCAACCGTCAATCCCAAACACCCGCAATCGGCCAGCCTCTCGCTCGATTTTATCGCCGGGGAATATGCGGCCCGCTGGGTGACGACCCCGACGCCCCTAGTTGACGGCGGCTCGCAGACCGGCACGACGCTTGACACGGATGGCTGGAGTCAAGGCGACGGCCTCAATAAAGGCGACTGGATCGCGTTTGAAAATGGCACCTTCCGTGAGCTTCACATGGTCACGGCAGACAGCTTCGCTGACAGCAACGGCGACATGACTATCACGCTTTCCCCAAAGATCCGGCGCAGCCCGGCGGACAATGCAGCGCTGATCATAGAGCGCGCCACTGGTGAGTTCATCGCCGCTGACAATAACCAGGCAGCGGAAGACTTCGACGGGGTAAACGGGACGCGCTCGATTGGTCTCAAACTGCGGGAGTTCCTGCGATGAGCCAGACAGCGAATTTCAAGGCTGAAACCACCGCCGCCCAGAACGCGCCCTTCGCAATGGTTCGGCTCGATTTGCCTTCCGGCACCGTGAGGTTTTTCACCGGCATCGGGGAACTGTCATGGGACAGCCAGACATGGACCGGCGCCGGCGATCTGGGCTTCATCGGCCCGCTTGAAAGCGCTACGGAATTGCGCGCCGGGAGGGTGCAAATCGGGCTTTCCGGCCTCAATGCCTCAGTCAAGGCGGACGCCCTTAATGAGCTGGTGCGCGGCTCCGATGTCTACATCTATCTGGGCTTCTTCGATCTGGCGACTGACGCCATCATTGCCGACCCCTGGCTGGCCTTTTTTGGCAAGGTCGATGAGCCGTCTGTCACCGAGAAAGAAGACGGAATCGACATCACCGTCTCTTGCCTTGATGGCGTCGGCGCGGCGCTTCGCCGGACAGAGCATCGGCGCAACGGTGCCGATCAGGAAGCCATTTTCACCGGCGATGAAATCTTTGAGTTTGTGGCTGACAGCACGCCGCTTAATTGGGGCGCGCCCGGTGCCGGTGTGACCGGTGGATCTGGCAGCGGCGGGTCGGGTGCCGGAACTGGCATTTCGCCCGGCCGGACGCTGCGCGATTATTAAAGACCGCTTGCGGCTTGAGGCATTCCTCGCCCGCAACCGCCGCCGCCTGGTGGATTATCGCGATTGGGATTGCGCGCGCTATGCCGCCGCATGGCTGGCTGACAGTGGACACCCCGTCAGCCTCCCCTACTGGTCAAACAAGTTCGGCGCCCTGCGCGTCATCCGGCGCAACGGATACCGCCTGGCCGATCTGATGGCCGACTACGCGGGAACCCCAACAGACCCCGCCCGCGCGCCTTGGGGCGCCATCGTGGCCCTGCCTTCGCCGCCCGTGGATGCCTTGGGCATCGCTGACGGCTCCTTCGCAATCTTCCTTGCGCCGGACGGCGGCTATACGCGCCGCCCGCTTCGCGCCTGCTCTCATGCTTGGGTGATCTGATGCCTCCTGTCGTCGGTGCTGTCACGACCTTCATTGCATCCGCGCTCACCGCCGGATTTACGCAATCGGTAGGGGCCACGCTTTGGGGCTTCGCCCAGCGCGCGCTCATATCGGTCGGGCTTGGCCTTGCGTCAAGCGCCCTGACGCCCAAGCCCAAATCTCCCAGCTTCAATGATCCGGGCCGGCCGCTGGCTTTCCAGCCTAACCCGGACGCGCCGCGGCAGGTCATCTATGGCGAGACGGCCATTGCCGGCCAGATCATCGCCCAGCGCACCTCCTCGAATAACAAATACGCGCACTTTATAGCGGCTCTTGGTGATGGCGGGCCATATGAGAGCGTCGAGGCCATCCGGCTGAATAACGAGACCGTGACGCTCGACGGGTCCGGTTTTGTTACCGTCCCGTCAAAGTGGGCCGATTCTAAATGCCGGATCGAAACCAAGCTCGGGACGGAGAGCCAGACCGCATTTGCAACAGCGGTTTCCGAAATCAGCGACTGGACCAGTGCGCATGCGGGGAAGGGCGTTGCGCTGGCTCATCTACGCTATGAGTACGACCCGGAAGTCTGGACCAGCGGCATTCCTTCGCCTCTGTTCATCATGCGCGGTCGGCAGGTTTATGACCCGCGCCTCGACAGCTCGCCCGGCAATGACCCGACAAATGCCTCGTATATCGCATGGAGCCAAAACCCGGCTTTGTGGGCGCTTGACTACATCCGGGGCGTTGAGACGAACGGGACGCGCGTTCTTGGGCTCGGTGTGCCGGATGCCCTGATCGACTGGCAGAGCTTTGCTGACGCTGCAGACGTGTGTGATGAGACGGTCGCGGTGAAGGCAGGCGGCACAATTGCGCGCTATACTGGCGGCGGCGGAATTGTCTCAGCGGCTGACGATCCGATTGCAGTGCTTGAGGCGATAATGTCGGCTATAGCCGGCGTTTTGACCACGCGCTCTGGCCTGATCTCGATCTATGCGGGCGAGGCTCAAACCGCAACCGTCACCCTGACTGACGACGATTTGGCCGGGCCGATCCGCGTGACCGGCGCCCGCTCAATTCGGGAAACGGCCAACGCGGTATCGGTCCAGTATCGCGAACCCTCAGCGGGCTATAATTTCGCGGGAGCGCCGGCCTATCGCAATTCGACTTGGGAAACTGAGGACGATGGCGAGGTTTTGTGGGCCGAGCTGCGCTTGCCGTTCACGGATGACCACCGGGTCGCCCAGCGCCTGGCCAAGATACACGGCGGCAACAAGCGCGAGCCTCGCGAAATTTCCGCGCGTTACAAGATCAAGGCTATCCAGATACAGGAAGGCGAGGTCTTCACGCTCGACAGCGACAGCTATGGCTCCGCGGCAAACGGAAAATATCGCGTCATTGCGCGCAAGATCAATCCTGACGGCTCGGTGGACATCACCGCCCGCTCCGAGACTGACAGCAAATATGCTTGGACCGCCGCAAGCGAGGAGCAAGACCCGCCCGCCGGCACGGTCGCGGCGGCAACGGCTCCGACCACGGCGACCCCGACCGGCTGGAGTGTGACGGCAACAGAGGTCAGCGGCCCGCAAGGCGCGGTTCAGTCTGTCCTCAATATTTCGGCTCCGGGCAGCATTGATGCTTCGGTTTTCTCGGTCGAAATCGAATATCAGCGACAGGCGGGCGCAAGCCTTGGCCTCGATTTTCTTGGCGGTCAGTTTTCCAGCGAAAGCGGGTCCGTTGCCGGCGATAGCGACTATATCCCGCTCGCAACCCTTTCGCGCGCTCAAGCCCTGAACGGCTATCGCATCCCCAACGTCGAGCGCGCGCGGGGCTATTCAATCCGCATTCGATACCGCAGCTCGTTCTATATCGCTTCGGACTGGCTTACGCTGGAAACGGCGGTCGAACAGGGTGGCGCGGCGATTGCGGCCCCAAGCGGCTGGACTGCTGCCGGATCCACGCAGGCCAGCGCAGAGGGCTACGCCCGGCCCGTGGTGACAGTCACGGCCCCGACTGCCGGTGTTCCGGCAAGCGCAAGCCTAGTGGCCATCGACATTCGCAAAACCACAGATTCCGAGTTTTCAGACCAGACGGTTTTGAGCCGAGGCGAAGCGGCGCGCGGCCGGACTATTCAGGCCATTGCGGGAAATAGCTATTACGTCCGCGTGCGGTATGGCTCCGATGGGGGCGTTTGGGGACAAGCCCAGATTATCCCGGTCAGCGTGGACGCCACGGGCGCCGTGGCCCTGACGAGCTTTGCGGTTTCCTCGACATCGCAGACCGCGGGCAGCTTTGCTTTGCCGGGCTTTTCGGCTTCATGGGATGCTCTGTCCGGCGATGATCTGCAGCGCACGCGCTCGATTGCGGTGCAATACCGGCTGGACGGAACAACCAATGTCACCACGCTCTATGTGGAGGCGGACGAAACGGCCAAAGCCGTAGCCGGCCTGATCGGCGGGGCTACCTACAATGTCCGGGCGCGGGCTGAAGACGTTTACGGCGGTGGAAGCTGGACGAGCTGGGCTGACGTGACGGTTTCTTCGACCTGGACGGTTGGCGGGGCCACCTCGGTCGGCTGGTCCGGCGTTGCTGATGATGACGGCAACCGGCCTGAGCCGAATGCGACGCTCGGCGCGACGTGGGGAAGCAACGTCGCCAGCATTCCGACCGAACTGACAGACGGCCGCATCAGCACGGCCCTTAATGCGTCGGGCGTGCTGCAAACAAATGTCCCTAACGCACAAGTGACCGGCCTTGGCGCGCTGGCTTTGAAAGCCACAATTGACAGTGCCGGGCTTCTCTCTGATGGCGTGGTGTCCACCGCCAAGCTCGCAAATAACTCAGTTGATGATGACAAGGTCGCCGCCAACCGGGCCTTCGTTCAAGAGGGTGCGGGTGTTCCGACTGCCACGGCGCGCCGAATCTACAATGACACCACAAACGACGTGATCTGGTACGACGACGGCACGAACATTCGCCGCATTTCTCGCCAGCTCCTCCAAGACAATCTTGGTTCAGATACCGGGTTTAGCGGGACGGCGTACAAAGTGGTTGTTGCGATTGAGGCGCCGGGTCTTAAAGAGCTGGACGTTCTGCAAGTCACCGACATCACGATCAATTTCCAGTCGCCAAATGAAGCCACTGACGCAGCGGTGGTCGGGGAGTGGGCCATTGGCATCGTGGACGCTTCGCGCGCGCCGGGCGATGCCTGGATTGGCACCGGAACCGAAAACATCATTCAGGACGGGCGCACCATTACTTTCCAGCTTGATGGGGCGAATGTGGTGCTAAATGCTGACGGGTCGAGCGGCTTTGTGAAGCAGCAGGGCGTTAGCGGCGGGGTCGATTATCGCATACCAACCGCATACGAAGGCACAGCCCACGTCTGCCTCCTGCTCAAGCTGACAGCAGCAACGACCGACCAGATTTTGCTGGGCGGAACCGGCACGCAAATGTCGGTCCTTATCTCTCCGTAAATCGCGCCGCCTCCGGGCGGCTTTTTCATGCCCGAAAGGAACCCCGATGGCTGACCAAAACCATTGGACAGTGAAACGAGAAGTCACAGTCGGCCACATCTTGACGACCGTGGCGATCTGCTCCGGCCTTGTGGGGCAGTGGTTTCTCATGCAGGCCAAAAACGAGGAGCAAGACCGCGACATTGCGCGCGTCGAAGCTCTGGCGATCCGCAATTCGGCTAGCTTCACATCCATGCAGGAAACGGTTGGCCGGATGGACGAGCGAACGGTTTTCATGGTCGAGGCCATCAACCGCATCGAACGCAGACAGGAGCGCCCCAATGATTGATCAGGCCCGCACCTGGCAGCGCCCGCTATTCAGCGCTGCGGTTATCGTCTGCCTTCTATGGGTGACGAGCAAGGTTCCGCCGGAAGGCGCGGTGGCCGCTCTGGTCGCTCTGCTGGTGGCCGGTGGCGCGCTCTACTTCATGCGCGGCATCATCGACAAAGGCCAGTTGACCGAGTGGCTGCGGATCTGGAAGGGGCGGGCCGATGCGGATCAGTAAGCACTTCACCCTGCCAGAGTTCACCAAGTCCGCGACCGCCGCCCGGCGTGGGCTGTCGAACATTCCAGAGCCGGAGCATCTGGCCAACATCAAGGCGCTGGCAATCGGTCTCGAGCAGGTGCGCCGGCTTCTTGGCGACCAGCCGCTGGAAATCACGTCAGGCTATCGCTCGCCGCTCGTCAACAGGGCCGTGGGTGGCGTTTCGACCAGCGCGCACGCTTTGGGTCATGCGGCCGATTTTGCGCATCCTGAAATGACGCCGCTGGAGGTCTGCCAAGCCATCGAAAAAAGCGTGCTCACATTTGATCAGCTTATTCATGAGCCTAACCGGGGCATCACGCATATCAGCTTTGACCCGCGCTTGCGCCGTGAGGTCAAGACGCAAGAGGGCGGGCCGGGCTCGCCTGTGCGGTGGGGGCTGTGATGGGTTTTCTGGCAAGCGTTTGGGGCAAGGCAATGATGGGGGCTGTCGTGGTGCTGTTTATCGCGGCGGCTTTTTTTTGCTCTCGCTGGGTATCTGCTCGCGAAGACCTTGCCGACGCCCTCGACGCCACCGCAAAAGCAGAAGCCGAAATCACCCGCACACGGGCCGCTCTGGATGCGGCCGAAGCGAGAGCGCGCGACCGGGCGGCACAGACCGCCACACAGCGCCAAGACGAGGAGACCGTAAGAGATGCGCCGGAAACTTACGAATGCGCTTCTAGCCCCGCTGTGCGCGGCGCTCTTGGCATCCTGCGGGACCGTCGAGCGGGTGATACGCCCGCCGCTGGTGATTCCGCCGTCCCTCCTGAGCTGCGCTGACTTCCCGGTCGAGCCGGACCCGGACACCGCAAGCGATGTGGATCTAGCCGTGTTCATGCTGCGAGGCGAGGACGCATGGCGCGATTGCCGGGACACCTTGGCAGACGTGGCTGATCTGGTCGCCAGCCAGGACAGCGAGTAGATCCGCCTATGCCGCGCGGCTCGAACCTCCAAAAAATCACTCAGGACATGGCTGTTGAGGCCCTGCTCGAGTGTAATGGCGCGGTCGCGGCTGCGGCCCGGCTGATCTATGACAAGCACGGGGTCGAGTACACAGACAGCTCTATGCGCTACCGGCGCGATCTGGCCCGCCGTCAGGGTGTCGAAATCCCGGATCCGCCTGTCAATCGTGCCGCGGGCCAGCGCGACCCCGACAGCATGGCAGAGCAGCGCCGCCGCAAAATCGCGGTGGAAGACGGATTGCTCGACGAAGAGGACGCCCGGCCCATCGCGGATGGACGCATCGACCCTCGTGAGGCGCAAGCGCGTGCGCTGCCCGGCCCGAACGAGGTGGCCACCTATCTGATCACCGGGGCCGTGAATAATACCCATATTCACCCGGCCTTCTGGCGCAATCTGCAGGCGCTGGCCCGGCACTATGATGCAGAAATCATCGTGCGGCCTATTCACTACAATTTGAACGCTTACCGCCGCATGGGCGCTGACACCGAGGACGCTAGCGCAGAGGGTGACGAGATATGGTTTGACCCTGCTGTCAGGCCCTATCTGTCCACCGACCGCGTGGCTCTGGCGCCGGATTGTCATTTTGCCGGCGATGCGCCGATCACGGCCACCGCGGCAACCCCGCTTTCTGGATATGACACCTTCACCGGTCGGGCCTCTGGCATATTTGCTTCCACCAAGGTTGAAATGCGGTCAGTCGCCACGATGCGCGCTGAACCGGCCAAGCTGCTGTTTACGACCGGCGCCGTCACCCAGCGCAATTATACCGAGACCAAGACCGGCCAGAAAGCCGACCACCACCACACCTACGGGGCCATGCTGGTCGAAGTAGACAGCGCTGGCCGGTGGTGGCCCCGCCATATCATCGCGGGTGAAGACGGAACCTGCAATGACATCGGCTTGACCGTGCGTGGTGGACGGGTTCGACCGGCAAACAATATCGCGGCGCTGACCCCTGGTGACATCCACGTTGCCCAGCTTGACCAATCCATCAGGTCAACGCTTTTCGGTCCCGGCGGCATGGTTGATGTTTTGCGCCCTGCAGAGCTGCACCTCCATGATCTGCACGACCACCTCTCACGCTCGCACCACAACGCCCGCGATCCGTTCAAGCTGTTCCAGCTTCGACAGGCGGGCAAGGATAGCGTGCTGGACGAAGTGCGGGCCGATGCCGACTTCCTGAAATACTGCCATCGTGACTGGCTTCAAACCGTCGTCATCGCCTCGAACCATGATGACCATTTGCGGCGCTGGGTCACGGATTCCGACTGGAAGTCAGATCCGGTCAACGCGCGCTTCTATCTGCGCTGTGCCGAGCGGATGCTTGGCGCGATCGAGGACAAAGATAACGGCTTCCATTTGCTGGAATGGGCTTGTCGGGAAATGGGGGCGCCGGGGGCGGCCGTCTTCCTGCAACCGGACCAGTCATGGCAGGTCGAGGGGATTGAATGCGGGCTGCATGGCGACAAAGGCCCCAACGGGTCGCGCGGCTCGGCTCGCTCTATTGCGAAAACAGGTAGCAAATCCACGATAGGCCACAGCCACAGCGCCGGAATATTTGAAGGCTGCTGGCAAACCGGCGTTACAGCCGGCACACTGGACGATCTGGATATGGGCTATAACTCTGGCCCGTCCTCGTGGTCGCGCGCTCTGGTGGCCACCTATCTCGGCGGCAAGCGGACAATGATGATCATGCGCGGGCTGCAATGGCGAGCGGATCGGTCGGAGGGTGTGCGCCAGTGTTCCGCCGCCTGATCAACCGCCTCAAGCAGTGGCGCTATGCCCGGCGGCGCGCGATGTGGCGCAAGTTAACCGGCCTTTGATTGCTGGTTATGGGCTGTGTCAGGGATAACCGGACAGGGGTTTCCGAGCAAGCGCACTGTGGGTGATTTTGTGGGGACTTTCTGCGGTGTTCCGCGAACGTTCCGCCCCAAACCGCCCTTTTTGGCTGATGCGCATGGCCCGCTATTTCAGGCGTTCAGCCCTTTATAGCAGGGCGTGAAGGCCGATTTTCTCCGCTCTGCTGCCTAGATTGTGGATCTAGAGGTCTCCCGTTCAATCCGGGAAGGCGGTACCATTTTCCCCCTTTATAATCAGTCTTTTCCGGGGTTGCCGTCGCGCTCGCCTGCCTCCCCATCGCCCTTGCTGTGGGTGATTTTGTGGGTAGTCGCTGCAGCGGCCATAGCCTCCAGCGCGTCGGTAACGGCGCTCTCTTCCGGGTGCGCATAGCGTCCGGTCATGGCAATCTGGCTGTGCCCAAGAAGGTGCTGTGCCGCGCGTAAATCGCCGGTTGCTCTGACGAAGGCCGTGGCGGCATGGTGGCGCCAGTCATGGACCGCCCTGGCGTCGGTGATGCCCGCGCGCTTATAGGCCCGCTTCATGGCCGTCTGGAATGTGGCCGGCGGTATCGCCACCAATTCCCCCTCCCGATTTTCCCGAAACCATACCGTGTCGAGTCCGGCTTCTTTGGCCCGCTTGGCGCGTTCTGCCATCAGTTTACGGTCGCTCTCGATCAGCCTGATTACATGGTCGCCGCCATCTTTGCGGTCGCGAAGCCAGATTCGCCCGGTCTGCGCATTGAAGGCTGACAGCGAAAACCAGCCCTCCGACATGCGCGCGCCGTAGCGGGCAAAGAATGCCAAGATTAGCCGGTGATGATCGAGGAGCTGCGCGACCACGGCGGCTTGCTCGTCCGGGGTGAACTCCCGCACCCGGTTTTTGCGTTCTTTAAGCCGGACGGGCTTCCAGTCGATTTCCTGAACCTGACACCCGCGCACACGCCGGGCATAGCCGTGAATCGGCCGCATCACGTCGATGATTTCACGGTTTATGGTCGCATTGGCCGGGGCGCGCTTGTTGTGGGTCTCTTCGGCCCGGCGCGCGGCAATCGCGGCGGCAATGTCCGCGGTAGAAAGCTCGGCTATGTCTTTGGAGAAGTCGAGAACCCGGCGACAGACTCGGAGCTGGAAAGCCACGGTGCGCCAGCTTTTGAGGTGCCGGGCGTGGTCGGTAAACCACGCGGTCGCGGCCTCGTTTACGGTAAGCCGTGTCTGAGCGCTTGTTCCCAGACGGGCAGCGCGGCGGGCTTCGCGCTCGATGTCTTCTGCCTCACGCTTCGACGTACAGCCGGTCGAGGCGCGGTGTCGGATGCCCGCTTGCCAAAACTCATACCAGTAGACGCGCCCTCGCTTGTAGACCCCCACTGCTTGCGACCTTCCTCGAATGCCTTCACATCGTCCGGGTCATAGCGGATCGACCGCCGACCCAGAACAATGCGGGGCAGCTCACCACTGGCGCTGATTGCGCGCAAGGTCTTTCGATCCACCAGCAGGCGGTGGCAGACCTGTTGTATGGTGAGCAGAGACGCCATTGGTTATTCCTCAACCTGCGTCTGAGAGCGGAGCCACTCCGCAACATAGCCATCTCTGGCGTAATAGTCGTCTTCCTCGGAACCCAACGCGAGGCACAAAAGGCGATCCCGCTCATCAGCCCGTATCTCCGCCTCTGTCTTGAGTGGTGCGGCATCGCCTTGAGAGACAAGCCATTCCCAAGCTGTGCGGGCGTCTGATGTTGCAAGGTTGGGGTCTTCTCCAAGCTCCTTCGCTATCGCCTCATGCTGCCCCCAAGCTCGGGCGCTCATCCGTTGCATTTGGCACACCCGAATCTTCGCCTCTGTCTTGCGTGGTGCGTCGAGGGCGGCGCGGAGGCGGGCGGCTTCTACTTGCGCATCGCTCGGACACCAAAGGGCCAGAAGGTTCGCCGCTCGCAACACAGCCTCCACCAGCTCATCAGGTACAGGCTGGGCGGCAAGTTGCTTTGCGCGCTCCCGCTTAACAGCGTCTTCAACGGCCATTACGCGCCCTCCCCACAAAGCCCAGCCGCGAACTCATGCAGCTCTCCCACGCGATCCAGAGGAACGCTGACCACGATCTGGACGAACGGTTGCTTGACCGGCTCGGGTCTCTCGGCGGGCTTCGGCTCAGCCTCACGCTTCGCGACGGCGATGGATGCAAGCAGGATGTCGCGGGCGTCGTCGGGCAGGGGTTTGCCGCGTCGCATTGCTGCGTGCAAATTGCACCAGTAGTCATCGCCTTGAGGCGAACACCCCCACTTGAAACCTGCAGACAACCCGATGGAGTTACCGCCCAGCGCCTTCTGCGCATCTTCAACAGTGAAACCCCGCACTTCATGCACGAGGTCTTCGCGCCAGCAGAGAAGGTCCGCTTGGTTTTTCTCCCAGTGGATAATGAGGCCGTCCTTACGGCGCATACGTCCGTCACTCGCCCACACCGGGTATTCTTCGGGGTCAGCCCAATCCTTCAGCTTCACGATCTCACCGTCACGCCGGACGGCTTCGCGGCCATCAATGCAGTCTTGTTCTGTGATGTTCATGTCAGTTCTCCTCCATAGTAGCGAACCAATCGACTTCACCGGTCACAGCAAGGTGACGGAGGGCGCGGACAGCGTGAGATGCGGTGATGTCGAACACGCCCACGCCGTGTTCGTAGCCGGTCGGGATGAAGAGGTCGCAGGCGCGTTCGTGCTCCAACCCCAAGGCATCCCTTGCCCAGCCAAGCACGTTGTCAGCGCTCAGCGGACGGCGGTGGTCGATTCTCGTGGCCTGGCCAGTCGTGTCAAAGCGGGCCACCGTCCACCCGGCGATGCAGGCCGCAGTGCCACAAGGGTGCTTGTGACCATAGGTGCTCATGTCAAACACCATACCTTTGTGACCGGCTTCGATCAGGTCAGCGATTTCCAGGATGCGTTCTTTGTTCATGTCAGTTCTCCAAGAACGAGCGCGGCCGTCAGCAGCGCGATAATGGCCCACAGGGTAAACTCCCGGCGTCTGGTCATCCTCCGGCCTTCCTCATTTCATCCCATGCGATCCGCTTCTCGTCAGGCGACAGGCACGACAACAGGGGCTTGTTTGCTTCGATCAACTGGTCACGTGTCATTGGAGACACGACCCAGAGGCGGGTGACAGCCAGGATCCAGTCGAGGCGGGTCATGCGGCGCGCTCCTGCTTAATCAGCACGCCCGGCTCTACGCCGATCAGATCCGCGATGTATTCCAGGATTGCCTGCTTGCTTTCCTCAAAGCGCTTTTTGCCCATCGCCTTCATGGACTGGCTTTGCGCGGTAAGGTGGGTGACGGTTGCGCCTTCGATGGTGACGTAGGAAAACTCGTCAATCTCGCGGATAAATGCAGCCACCCGGACGGCTTCCGCCTTGCTGGCAGCGACAATTGACCTAACGTCGCAATACCCGGTTCGGATCAGCGCGAATTTGCGCAAGTGGTCCGGGGTCGCGGCCCACGGCTGGCAAGAATGCTCATCAGGCAGGCTGGCCCATGCTTCCGCAATCCACGCGAAAGCATGGTTGTGGCTGGCGATGGACCGATCTTGCTGCGGTGCCATAGTGATGATCTGGCCCACCTCATACGCTTCGCCAGCGATGCGGGCCTGATATGAATTGGCAGGCTCAAATGCCGCGCCGGTCCAGCGTGTGAGGACGGGCCGGGTCATGCGGCCTTCTCCTGTCCAAACCGGGCTTCAAGATCGGAAACCGCCGCGTGAAGCTCACCGAGGAAAGCCTCGACTTCGCTTTCCAGATCGGCGATGCGCTCGTCATCGCGCTCGATGCGCTGGCAGAACATCTGCATGGCTGCGGGAAGGCGCGGGTCGAAAGATACAAAATCGCACCAGCTCCGATCCGTGCAGGCCATCTGCCATTGCATCTGGATGATGTAGTCGGGGGCAATCCGGCCGACGCGCAGGGTTTCCAAATGCGTGGCCGTGTTCGGGCACTTGATTTCGACAAGCCCTTCATTCCCCACAAGGCCATCAGGGCTGGCGCCGGATTCGTTGATGCGCGGATGCTGGATAAAGCCAACCTCCTTCACCTCAGCATCGCGGTAGAACTCATAGGCCGTGCGTGCCTGCGGCTCGGTGTCGTTACCCCAAGCCATCGCGCCAGACTGAAAGGTCTCCTCGCGATAGCCGGTCAGCCGCTCGCAAATGAGCTGCGCCAGATAGTTCTTGCGCGATGCCGCCGGGCCGCTTTTGGTCTTGCGAACAATATCAGCAATGCGAGATCCGGTAGCCTTGCCCATGCGCTCGGCAAACCATTCTTCTGTGCGTTGATCAGCCATTTGCCCGCTCCCTCCGACGCGCCGCCAAAATATCGACGGCATCCGCGAACCTTTCGGCGGGCAGATCGTCCAAAGCCTCAATGCGCAGAACTCGGCAGAACTTGGCCTCGTTCACGCTGAGCTCCTTCATTTCCCGGCGGAGATTGGCCAGATGGCTTTCTCCGATGCGTTCGACAGAAATGCGCCCGGCAAGATGTCCGTCATCGTCGCCCGGATCGTCCTGATAAATCAGATTAAGGATCGCGCCGGCAGAGTACCGCTTGCCATAGGAAAGGGACGAGCCGACGCCTTGCACAACGTTCTTGCTGCCGGACGTGTCAATGGGCAGGCGAAGCGTTGTTTGCTCGCTGTGGCCCTCACGGTGCGCCAGGACTGCTGTAACGTAGAGGCAGCCGTCGCCTTCCTCGGTGCGGAAGGACAGGCCAAAACCATGTCCGTGAAGAACAGGGCGGATAAGCCGGTCGGTGTCTTCCCATTTGCCATAGGTAGACTGCACCTTGTCATCCCGGTTCTTGATCGCACCCCGCTTGGGGATGACTGGCAGATCCGGCTGCATGGCGGCGAAGTCGGCGTTGAATGCCTCTTTTGCCGATCGGTCCAAAATGCGCTGCTGCATATCAAGCAGGCGTTCCATTTTGGAAACATCGACGTCGGGGTTCAAGGCGGCGCGCTCGATAACCGAGACAATCGCCGCGGAATTGCTTGCTGGCGTCTCAGGCTGATCAGCGATCAGGGCGTGGGTGGTCATAATTCAGTCTCCAAAAAAGCGGGCCGGGCGCGTGAGATCAGGGCGCCCGGCCCAGTTGGGGAGGGGGTCAGGCCAGCGCGAGGAAAGCCGCGAAGGCGAGGACGAGAACGGCCATCACAAGCGAGCAAACCGCCTGCATGCCGTATGGGGTGAGGATGGGGCCTCGGCGCATCATGCTGCCTCCGGGCCGTCGCCATCGGGATAGTCCCGGACGGGCTGGCTGTTCGAGGCAATCAGGCGCGGGCCACGTTTCGGCGGTGCGCCCTTCTTGGCGTCGAAAATAGCCGCGTATCCGGCGGGGGTGAGCTCGAAATCAGGGGTTTCGATCTCGGCACCGTCAGCAGCCAGCGTGAGGGCGTCCAGCGCGGCGTTGATCTTGGCGCGCGCACGCTCCAAGTTGCGCCGGGCGCTGGTCAGCGGGATGCCGGTCGGCAGGCCCAGAATGCGCGCGGTCGCGGTCTGTTCAATCGCTGCGGTGAGCGGGTCGAACACGTCGCGCAGCTCATGAGATGCGCGCTCAAGGTGCGGCAGAAAAGCCATGTCAGCCTCCAATCCAGAGAAGAAAAATCAGTGGGGAAACGCTGGCGGTCAGGGCCGCAGCTTTGATCCAGTCGGACGGGTAGACGGTGGTGTTGGAGGGGCCGGTCCAGCTCATGAGGCGGACCTCGCGTCTTCCAGCTCCCAACGAAGTCGGGTGACGAGCGGGCGCCAATGGGTGTCGATTTCCTTCTGGGCGATCTCGACTTGGCGTTCGCGCTCTTCGTCAGCAGCTTTCAATGCCCGATCCCGCGCATCGACTTCGGATTGAAGCGGATTGGGGATGTTGTGATACCCCTTCGCTTCGCTCTCCATGCCGGCAGCGCGCTCAATGTCTTGGGATATAACTGCGACCTGCTCCTTGGTTGCCGCAACACCGGCTTCCTCCAGCGCGCATTCGACGGCCTCTTGCCAATACGGATCGATCTCGCGGCGGGTCATGCGTCACCGCCTTTCGGGGCGGCATAGGTGACGCCTTCAAGGTTGTGCAGCGGGCCTTCAAAAATGACCGTTTCACCGTCGAACACGCGGACTCGCTCCATGTCGCAATGAAGGCCCGGCAGGTCGGCCGTCACGGTGATCCGTGTTACAGGGCCGCATTGCTGGAGGGCGCCAGAGACGGTCCGCCAGTATTCACTCCCAACTTGATAGAAAACGCCGTCTTCGCCATGCTCGCCAACGGGAAAGCCAGAAACGAAAAGTGCTTCGCGGACCTCCATCAGTTCGCCTCCCGGATCTCATGACGCATGGCGTCAATCTCGCGCTCGACGCGGACCCGATAGAGCTGACCCTCGAAATCGACGCTCATTTCATAGAGGCCGGGGCCAACGCGGGTCAGGCGATCCACTGGCAGCGTCTGCCCGGCATCCGACTGGCGGGGGTCGCGGCCTGACAGGCGGGCGCGGATCACATGGGCCAGCCTGTCAGCGAGAGTGAGAGGGCTGATACGGGGGGAGAGACAGGCGGGGAGGGCGCTCATGCTGCCTCTCCCTTGGCTTCGGTGTCGCTAAAGTCTCGCGGCCCCCATGACGCGACGCGAAGACGCATCATCTGGATGAGCAAGGCGTACTCGCGACCGTAAAGGTTGTCCGGGTGCGTGCGCTTGACCGCAGCCGCAAACTCATCAAGCGACCCAGAGAAGCACCCACGATTGACGGCCTCACCGTCCTTGGTCCGGTAGAGCGTCAGCGTTCCGCCTTCGCTGCCGACATGGCTGACCCACAAGACCTCCGCATTGCCGGAGACCCACGCATCGCCGTAGACCTCCACATTGCCGGAGACCCACGCATCGCCGTAGACCTCCACATTGCCGGAGACCCACGCATTGCCGGAGACCCACGCATCGCCGTAGACCCGCGCATCGCCGTAGACCTT